ACCATAATTGTATTAAATCATTTTGATAAAATTCCAAGACAATTAGCTAAGTTCACTCAAAATAATATTTGGGAACGAGATAATTTTACTTGTCAATACACTGGAAAGAAGCTAACAAAGAAAAGTGGAAATATTGATCATATAATACCTAGAGCGAGAGGAGGAAAATCAACATGGGATAATTGTGTATTAGCTCATAAGGATGTAAATTCTAAAAAAGCTAATAGGACACCAGAAGAAATAGGATTAAAACTTTTAAAAAAACCATTAGAACCTAGAGTCATGCCCGTTTCATTTTATATAAAAAATGAATATAATATAAAAGAGTGGGATATTTTTATAAACAAATGAAAGTAAAACTACCGGAAGAACATGGATATTTTAATATAGTTCCTAATACATTTTGTGGAATAGATTGTTATTTAATAACACCACATATAGATGCGAAATGGAATAAAAACAATCTATTTTATCGTTCTTTAATAATCGATAAAGAAGGAAATGTTTTATCTTCTGGATTTCCTAAATTCTTTAATTATGGAGAAAAACTGGATTGTTATCCCGATCCAGAAGAGTTTAACGATTGGAGATATGAAGATAAGATTGATGGTTCTTTGCTCATAGTCGATTATGTGAACGATGCGTTCTCTATGAGAACAAGAGGAACTGTATCTTATAAATCTCAAGAAAACGCAAAAGACTTTGAATGTCTTCTGGAAAAATATCCTAAAGTAGTTGAGTTTTTAAAAGAGAATCAACATTTAAGTATTTTGTTTGAAATTGTTACCCCAAATAACGTAATTGTTGTAAGATCACAACAAATAGAATTTTATTTAATAGGCGCAATAAACAAAAATGGTATGGTTGTAGTTTCTCCACAAGACTTGACAGACATATGGAGAAAAATAGGTCCAATTCCATCACCACAATCGTATAATTTTTTAGATACAAACAATCTTTCCAAGATTGCAGAAACAATTAAAAAATGGAAGGGTAAAGAAGGAATTGTTATATCTTATAATAATGGACAGAATCGAATCAAATTAAAATCTGATTGGTATCTATTTATACATAGAGTTAAATCGCAATTAAACTCCGAAAGTAATTTAATAGAATATTATGTAGATTCTGTAATGCCTTCATATGAAGAATTTTATAAAAAAATAGAAACAGAATTTGATTTTGAAATAGCAGTTCAATTAAAAGATCAAATACAAAAAATTTGTAACTCAGGGGAAAAAGCAAAAAAATATATTGATCATATCTTAGAAGTAGTGCATGATATAAGAAAAGTAGAAACAAGAAAAGACCAAGCAATAATGATCAAAACAAATTTCAAGGAAAATTCTTCATTTGTATTTTCTGTTTTAGATAATAAAGTTATAACCAACCATCAATGGATTAAATTAATACATCACTTTTTATGAAAAAAATAATTAAACCAGCTGAGAGAGAAGAATCTGTTTATTATTCAGATTTTTCTGGAAAAAATTTAGGAGAGTTTGCCGTTCCTGTGGAATTAAAAATTTCATGTGGTTACGGATCAAAGCACGATGGAAGTGATATAACTCTTCATTTGGATGATAACGATTTAGATAAAATAATCGTTACTCTTAAAGAGTGTATTTCTGATGATTTTAAACTGGAATTAAAGAAAAAACTTGATAAGTATGAAAAAAATTATGAAGATGCAATGCAAATGAGAGATTGGGATTATTGTGATAAAACAATAAACACTCTTTGGTTTTTTAAAAATTTTTTAAATATAAAGGAAGAAAGTAATGAATGTTAAACAATTAATAGAAAAATTATCATTAGAAGATCCGGAAAAACGAATAGTTGTTAGTGGGTATGAAGGTGGTTATGATGAATTAGATAAAATTATTCATGTATGCATAACACCAAACCCCGATAAAAAACAAGATAAATGGTGGTTGGGTGAGTTTGAAGAATGTATAAAAGATCCAAACTCAGATGAAGAAATTGCAATTCTCTTTCCTAGGAAAAGTTAATATGAAATCCGACGAAAAACTGGTGAATAATTTAAAAACTATATTTGTTACTATAATAACATCTACTGTTATTTGGTTTGGAACTTTTGGTGGTAATCAAATATGTTTAAATTTTAGTATATTTTTTAGTATATTTGTTGGAATAGTTTTGGTCGGTTTTATAATTTCAACAGAAACGGTAATACAAAGTCTTACAAAAGAAAACTTATCTAATGATTTTTTACACACATTAAAATGGTTAACGCCATCATCCATTTTTATAGCTAGTGGATGGATTTTTATTGGTCTTTTATGGTTTTTGTGTTGGTGTGTAGAACTAGGAATTAGAAAAAAAGTCAAAAATAATGATTGACATTTTTAAAAAAATATATAATCATTGATATATGAAAATAAAAAATTCACTCAATAGACTAGTTTCTACTGTTAAATTTAATTTTAGAAATTTTAAATATCATTTAAATAATTTTATCTTTCCTAAACATGTTCAATGGAGAAAAACTCTACCAAGACATAAATATGCAGATATCACATATCTATTGACTGAATCAAATTTTAATCTTATCTTGGATTTTTACCACGAAAATGAAGATTTTGGATGGATCGATTGGAACGCCACAGAAGAAAATATAAAATTTTTTAGTGAATTACAAAAAAATGTAGAATGGTTAAAGTCAGAGAGAAAAATTTTAGATGAAAAAATTAGTTCTGAAATTTATAAACTTTGTCGTTCAGATGATAGTTCAAGCGAAAAATTACAATCATTAGAACAAGAAAAAATACAAAAAGAAACTGAAATATTAGTTTGGGCTGTTACAAACAGATCATTCTTTTGGATGTAAAATTTAAACAATTAGAAATATAATATATGAATACAGTAACATGGAAATCAATTAAGTCACCCATAATGCAAGAAATTAGAGTTGCTCTAAAGAAAAAGGCAGAACCGGGTCAAGCCACTCTTTCTAGAAAAGAAGCTAATAAAACTTGGCGTGAAGACATTCTAGGTATTCTTTCTGATCATCAGAAAAAAGAAAGAAAAGCAAAAAGACAAGAAAAGTCTAAGAATAATAGGAGATAAGATTAATTTAATACGAAAGGGATGGTTTTTCCATCGGAAAATTCTTATATAAAGAATCTAATCCGTTACCATTGGAATACCATCCCTTTCCAGTATATACGTCTAAAACGTCTTTAAAATATTTTTCATACATACTGGATACTTTTTCTAAAGAAAAGTTTTCTCCCCATTTTCTACAGTCTAATGGATTTATTTTATCTATGTTATTTATAGAATCGACAAAATCTCCCATAGTTCTACATCTATATCCTGTTATTCCATGTAGATTATTTTCTGCAAAACATCCCCAATCTGTAGTTATCGTTGGAGTTCCAGATAATAAATTTTCTACTTGTACTCCTCCGAATGGTTCTATATACATACTAGGTAAAAAACTAGCCTTTGCTTTACTCATCAATTTTTTTCTAGTTTCTATATCTGCATATCCAATGTATTCTACATGACTTGGTAATTTATAACCTTCTTCTTTTTGTCCTGCTATAACTAATTTTACATTTGCTTTTTCTGTAGCTTGTATTGCTACATTAACACCTTTACCATCATAAACACGACCTAGATATAGGAAATAATCATCTTTAGTTTCTTCATATTTAAAATCTTCCAAATCAAAATAATTTGGTATTACTACTTCATACCAATCTTGATTGCAAGACCCGACATTCTTTAATCCACCGTAAGCATGATATATTGCATAACTTTCAAATATTTTCCATCTAGCGAAATGTCCACCAGCATATCCTATTCCGGGTTCTACAACAATCATATCACTTTCATGTGCATCACAAATTGGTTTTACTCCACTACCCCAAAAAGGTAGAAGAAAATCATTTTTCTGTTTTCTTTTTTGTATTTCTCTTATCGCATTTTTATAAAAAGTTTGATATGCATAATCTCCAGTATCAAACTTAAAAAAAGTTTTTCTCCAATCATGAGAACCATATGAAATTTCAAAATCTTTATTAGTTAAAACTGTTACATGTTCATCGCAAATCAAATCTGAATCCTCATGACCATAATGAATTATATAATGACCGCGAGCTTTCATCATTTTTGCAAATTTTACAACTTTTTGAGTATAAGCACATGCGTTATATGTTTTACTAGAAACAGTATGCGGAAGACCTAAAATATGAAATATCATAATAAAATTTATCCTTTAAAATATTAAAATCAATCTTATCATTTAAGATTATTGAAAAAATTTATCCATTCGTCTCTTATAATAGACCAGTCTA